TTACCGGCCGATGACGATCCGGGCCGGCCTCGAAGGCCCGTGGGTGCCGAGTTGCGCCACCTCCACCGCGATTGTCCCGGTGCCGCCGTCGGCCTGCCGGAGGTCACCGGAATAGGCGAAAGCCGGCACGGCCGTCTCAGCCACCCGCAACACCGCACCGGCGCCCGATATGGTGACCCGGTAGGCCTCCCGCTCCTCACCTAGCGGCGTGTCGGCGCCGCCGATCCAGTCCCACCCGATGCGGCTGCGCCGCGTCCAGGCAAGATCCAGCCCCCCGTCGGGCCGCCGGGCCGCCCGCAGGTGAACGGGCGCGGGCGGGCGCAGCGCCGCGGCGCCGAACATCCGCGCCGCGATCACGCCGTCACCGCCGTCGCCGAGCCCGGTGGCGAGCAGGCGCACTTCGCCGCTTACCGCCGCGGGCGGAACCGCCACCGGCGCCAGCGCCGCCGGCTCGATCAGCACGAACCGGTCGCCCGCCGCGTGCCCTCCCGCCGCCCATTCGGTGCCCCGTCGCCCGCGCAGCAGCCGCGACAGGCGAAAGCGCCTGTCGCCCAGCGGGTCGGCGATGCCGAACTGGATCAGTTCGTCTCCCAGCGCAGCCAGGTTCGCGCCGTCCGCCAACGCCGCGTCGCTTCGGCTTTCCAGCCACATCGCCTCGTTCAGCAATTCCACCTCCAAGCCCTGGCGCATGTCCAGCAAGGCGGAGCCCGCCGCAGCCGGCGCGGTGAGCAGCGTGCCCATCACCGCCGGCGCCGGGGTCCGCCCCGCGCTTTGCCAGGTCGCGCCGCCATCGAAGCTCACGCTCAGCGCCGCGCTGCGCCACCCGGGCGACGCTCCCGCCGCCGCGACCAGCAGCTGCGCCTGCCCGGCAGGCTCAGTCGCGGCCGGCAACGGCAGGTCGAGCAAGGCGATGCTGGTGGCGCCATGAACCCGGTCCGGCTCGGCAACGCTGCGCCCTGCGGCCGCGGCGCGCGTTGTCACGCCCTCGGATGGAAGGCCGGCCAGGTCCAGCGTCAGCACCATCGCTTCCAGCGACCAGCGCTCGATCCGCCACAGCCCCGCCACGCCCGCCAGCCGCACCGCCATTCCCGGCCGCAGCGCCGCCCGCCGCCACGGCAGGTGCACGCGCGCCCGCGCCCGTTCGGCCCAGGCCGCCGCCAGCCGGTGCTCGGCCAAACCCTTGGCGGCTCCCGCGTCCAGTGCCGCGGGCAAGGCGCGGCGGTCGGCGCGAAGCCCGGCTTCCCCCGTTTCCGCGCGCTGCACGCCCGCCTGCCAGTCCCGCGCCGGATCGTGATACGCCACCGTCGCTTCCACCGGCAGCCCGGAAGCGGCACGCCGGCGCACCTCCATTGGTCCGCCCGCGCCCGTCGCGGCGGCGCCTTCCGCCTCCACCGCCGCCGCCGCCGCCGCGCCGCCCTGCGCCTCCAGCCGCAGCCGCCCGTCCCGATCCGCCAGCGACAGCGGCACTACGTCCGCCAATGCGGCGACCGCGCTGCGCACGCTGTCGCCGCTCGCGGCATAGCCGCCAATCGCCAGCACCGGCTCCCCGCCCAGCGCTGCGCCGGCCAGTTCCTCGGCGATCGCGCCGATGGTGGTTGCCTCTTCCGCCACCAGCTCAAAACTCAGCGAGGGGATACGATTGCCGAAATCGGCAAGCTGCAGATCCTCGAACACCGCATAGGCCGTGCCGCGATAGGCCGGCGCCTGCCCCGCCCCCTCCACCGCCGCGACCAGCGGGTCCACCGCCTGGTCCTCGCTCCCCGGGTGGAGCCGGAAGCCGCCCACTTCGCTTTTCCAGTCGCCGGCCACCCCGCGCAGCAGCTTGCCGTCCGCCCAGATCCGCCGCACCTCGCGCACCGGCCGGCCCGACAGCGCCACCGCGAAGCTGGCGCTATAGCTGTAGTTCACGGTCTTCGGCCGCCCCTTGCCGCCGCCGCTCGCGGCGCGATGCTCCTGAAGGTCGGTGGACCAGATCACCGTGCCGGCCGCCCGCATGGTGCCGAAGATCCGCGGTATCTGGCTGCCGTAGCTCGAGGTCTGCACGGCCAGGTCGCCGAGCCGCGGCCCGTGCCGGGCTTTGGGCGCCAGGATGCGCCCGTCGATCTGCTGGCCGATCACCGCGCCGATCGCGCCGCCCACCGGGCCGCCGACGATCTGGCCGACCGTGCTGAGAACAAGCGTGGCCATCAGCCTTCCTCCTCCTCATCGTCTTCGCCGAACGGGCGCCACACGCTTTCAATCGGCCACGGCACCGGCATCGGCCGCTCCACCACCCGGCCGAGCGCGGCATCGGCGTGAACAAAGCCGCCCCCGGTTGAAAACACGATGTGGTAGCGCGCCGGCGCCACCCGGCACACGATCACGTCCCCCGCCGCGCACCGCCCGCCCGTAACCGGCTGGCAGCCGAGCTCGCACAGGTCGTGTTCGATCCGCGCCAGCCTTTGGCCGCGCAGCGAATAATCGCGCCGCACCCGCTCCAGCGCCACGCCCGCCGCCGCCGCGGCCGTGCCGACGCAGTCGAGCCCGGTCAGCGGATCGCGCCCCTGCGGGCGGAACCGCGTTCCCACCAGCGTCCGCGCCCGCGCCGCCCGCGCGTCCCCCGCCCGGCTCATGACGCACCCGGGTAGCGGGTAAGGAGGTCCATGCCCGGCAGATGCGGCTCGCCCCGGAAATTGGCCGCGTTGTTGAACCGGCCCGTGCAGGTCGCAAAGCTCTTGTCGCAGCCTTGCGCGATCTCGGCCAGGTCGCCCGCCACCACGGCATGAAGCGGGGGCTCGCGCAGCCGCAGCCGGCCGCCGTCCGAGCTGCGAACCATGCTCTCCAGCCCGCTATTGGCGCCGGTCAGCCAGCGCAGCCGCCCATAAGCGTAAAGCCCCGCCCCCGGCTCCGCCCCCTCGACCTCGAGCATTGCATCGTCGGCCGCAGCCACCGCCACGATCCGCACCCGCCCCGCCATGTCGACCCTGCAGCGCCGGTCGCCGAGCCGGGCGCGGCATCCGGGCGAGGTTTCCTCCACCACCGGGCGCTCCAGCATCGCCGCGGGCCCCAGCAGCTCGGTCTCGAAGCCCACCCCGCTGAGCCGCACATCGCCGAGCACCCCGCGCGCCAGCGGCACCGGCTCCGCGTCCGGCCGCTCCCAATCGAGCAGGAACAGGCGCACCGCCGCCCCGTCCCAACGCCCCGCCATCAAGTCCGCCTCCGACAGCCCCGCCCCGCTCAGCGCCCCGCCGACGCTCAGGGTCTCGGCGGCGAAGCCGTCGCACAGCTCGATCGCCGACGGCGCCATGCCAGGGGCCGCCCGATAGCGAAAGTTGCCGGCTTCCAGGTCGCGGTCGTGGCTGGTGAAGCCCAGGGCCGCCCCGTCCCGCCGCTCGAGCCGCCAGCAAAAAGCCAAGGTGGTCACCGCCCCATTGAGGATCGCGCTCACAGCCCCGCCTCCCGAATCTCGATCAGCGGCACCGAAGCCACTTCCCCCGCCTCGAACGTCGCGCGGCTGAGGCTCAGCCGGTCCTCGGCGAAGCGCACCGGCACATCGAAGCGGTATCCCGCCTTGACCTCCGCCCCGCCCCCGGGCGGCGCCTCGAACCGCACCAGCCCCAGCGGCGCCAGGGTCCAGCCGGACACCCGCTCTACCCCGTCCACCGACACTCGAACACTGCCCGCCACCGGGCGCGTGATCCGGCGCAGCTGGTCGCCATAATGCTTGACCAGCGCGAATTCGGTCCGCACTCCGTCCCCCGTGCCGAGCGTCTGGTCCGCCGCCCCGGGCACGCCCGTCATCCCGTTCGAGCTGTGGTCGAACGGATCTTCGAACCGGAACCCGATCGCCGCCCCGCGCCGTGCCCGGAAGAAGCCGAGCAGCGCCTGCAGCTCCCCCTCCCCGCGCACGCCCGGCCCGGCATCGAAGCGCAGCCGCGCGTCCGCCCAGTCGCTGTTGCGCTGCTCCGCGCCCGACCGGGTCGTCACCACCTGGGTCGAAAATGCCGGCTCCGCGCTCGCCGCCCGCCCCAGCGCGATCGGAAACCGCACATCGTGAAACGCTTCCATGTCCTCTTCCTCCTCGCCGGCGCCAAACCATGTGAAGCCGTCGCGCAGCACTTGCGGCAGCGCCCAGGCGAACACCTCGGCCGCGCCACGCCGCAGCGCCCGCTGCGCCGCCGCGGCGATCGGCGCCCACTGCGCCTTGTCCTCCGGGCGGAGCACGAAGCCGGAAAGATAATGCTGCCGCGCGCTCGGATAGCCGAGCCGCGCCCCGGCCGCGGCCAGGCCGCGCGCGCTGGCGCCTTCATTGCCGGCCGTCACCCAGTCATAATCCTCAAGCTGCAGCACATCGAAGGCCGGGCTCGACCAGCCCAGCGGCAGGTTGGCGCGCAGCACATCGCCGCCATCCAGCACCGTCGGCAGGTAGACCAGCAGCAAGGTCTCGGCGTCCGCCGCCACCGCCCGCACCGCGTCGCACAGTGCCGCGGTCGATTGCGCCAGCACCGCCCCGGCCGAGTCCAGCGTCGCCCGTTGCGCCGCGGTCAGCGTGCCGCGCACATCGCCGATCGCCGCCGGCGCGAAGGCCGCCACCGCCGCCGCATCGTAAAGGCAGATCGCGCCGTCGGCCCGCACCCACCACCACGGCTCCCCGACCTGGAACCGCACCTTGAGCCCCGCCGCCGCGCCGATCCGCGCGAACGCCTGCGCCACCAGCCGCAGATAGTTCATCGCTCCCGGATGCGCGGGTGACAGCAAGGCGGATGGCGGCTCCCACCCGGTCAGCGCCGGCGCCCCGTCGGCGGCGCGCTGTTTCCAGTCACCCCAGCAATGCATGTCGAGCAATTCGTAGGAGAGCGACCAGATCAGCGCGTACCCCAGCGCCTTCGCCCGCCCCGCGAAATCGGCATGCCATGCCGCGCAAGGCCCATTCAGTACTCCGCCCGCCAGGCTGACATAAAAGCCCCCGGCAAACGCCTCGAGCCGGAAATAATGGCTCATCCCCACATAATGGTTGATCGGTCCGCGATAGCCGAGCTGCAGCGCGTTCCTCAGCACCCGCGCCGGCGTCAGGTGATACAGATCATCATAGCCCGTCGCGATCCGCAGCCTGTGCTCCGGCACCAGTGCGTCGCCCAGCGCCAGCACCGATCCCGCCCCCTCGCAGCGAATGTCCGAAAGCTCCGCCCACCCCTCGGCCGGCGCCGGCAGCGGCATGTCCGCGCCCGTATACCCGGGCGGCGCCAGCGACACGAACATCCGGTCGACATCGCCCGCCCACACCGGATCCTCCCCGTCCCACCCGCCGAGGAGGTCGCCGAAGTCGAGCGCCACCGCCGCATCCTCAGGGGTGCCCACCGCATGATTCCAAAGCCGCACATACCAGCTGCGCGGCGCCCCCGCCTCGTCCCGCCCCTCGATGGTCAGCGTCGGCCCGTCCACCGCGTCGAGCGGCCGGACGCCGCCGCTGCGCCATCGAAAAAACAGCCGGCACCTCCGAAAATCCCGCGCCGTCTCATAGGCCAGTAAAGGATGGTCCCACCGATCCTGCGCCTCCCAGATCAGCCCAGCCAGGTCGTCCGCCTTGTAGAAAACGCACTCCACCCGCAGCGCATCGGGCGCCGTCGTGGTCACCGCCGCCATCATCGGCCGCGGAAAATTGACGGTCCAGTAAAGCGCATCGAACCGCTTCACCCAGCCAAGCTGCTTCGCGCTCCCGGCCGGAGCCAGCCAGTAAGGCATGTCGCCCTCCATGTTTATCAAGGTAGCCACGACCCGAGGCGTCACCCCTGATCCAAACCCTCACCCCTCACCCAAACCGTCACCCCTGAGCCAAAGGCGTCACCCGTGACCCAAAGGCGTCACCCGTGACCAAAGGCGTCACCCCGGACTTGATCCGGGGCCCAGCTTCTTCCCTGGGTGAGGCCGATCAGAACAGGTGGATGCCGGATCGCGCGCGGCATGACGAAGTTCGATGCCGAACACGTCCGCCCTAATCCTCCACCCCCATCAGCGCTTGCTTCACCGCCCGCGCCACCTGGCGGGACGATCGTGCCAGCGCCTGCGGCTCGCCCGCCCCGCCCGCATCGATCCTGATGCTGACCCGCACGTCCCGCCCGCCGCCGAAGCCGCCGGCGCCTGTTTCCACCCGCCCGCTCGCCGTCGGCACGAACAATTCGGGCCCGCGCTCGCCGACCAGATAAGGCCGCCCCGGCGCCACCGGCCCGCCGGTCGCCCGCCCCGGCGCGCCCAGCATTGTCGACAGAACCTGCGCCGCGGTGGCGACCAGCCCCGCCGTGCCCCCGCCGCGCGCTGCGCCGCCGCCGCCGCCTTGCCCGCTCAGCATCGCATTCACGCCGTTGCGGATCGCCGCCGCGGCGATTTCCGCCATCGCCGCCAGCGCCACCTTTTTCAGATCCTCAAAGCCGAACTTGCCGGTCCTGACCGCGCGCAGCAGCGCGGTCTCCAGCACCCGCCCGGCTTTTTCGACGCCGTCCGCCAGCGGGCCGTCCAATTGCCCCCGCATGTCCGCCACATCCCGCGCGAACGCGCCCGTGTCCGCGCGCACCGACACGATCAGCCGCTCGATTTCCTCGTCCATGTCGCTTGCCTCTCACTCGTCCGGAAACATTGCGGCGAGCCGCGCCAGCTCCTGCGCGCTCACCCCCACCTCCGCGTCCGGCATAAGCGCCCCCAGCACCGCGCCCAGCTCCGCCGGAGTCGCCCGCCAGAACTCCTCCGGCCGCCACCCCAGCAGCGCCCCCGCCACCCCGGCGAGCCTCTCGGCCGCCTCGGCAAAGCGCACCTCACCGCCCCTGCAAAATCTGCCCGAGCAGGCGCTTCAGCACCGGCGCGATTCCCGCCAGCCCCATCTCGGCGATGGCCGTCCCGATCCGCTCGCGAGTCACGCCCTCGCCCCGCGCCGCCGCGCAGTGCCAGAACAGCGCCGCCATCTCCGCCACCCGAAGCCGCCCCTCCGCCGCCCGCTCCACCAGGGCGAACAGCGGCCCCAACTCCTCCTCCGCCGCCACCAAGGCCTCGAAACTCGGCCGAAGCACGATCGCCTCACCGCCAACACGTAGCGCCGCCTCCCCCCGCACCGGGTTAGCTGCCGATCCGCTCATCCTTTTTCTCCCAGTCTGAATTGATCACGCGGAGGCGCGGAGACGCGGAGCAGAAGAAAGGCGAGCGAGCTCGCTATTCCCGATCTCCCGTTCACGCCGCCTGCTCACCCGCCCAAGCCCCTCCGCGCCTCCGCGCCTCCGCGTGAACCCACCTTCTGTCTAAAGAGCGCCCACCGCCCCGGAGCTTTCCAGGCTCAGCGCGTAATTGCGCTCGCCATTGTAATCCCCGGAATAATCGAGACGCGTCACCAGGAACCGCCCGCGCAGCCGCTCGCCGCTTTCGAAGCTCAGCTCATAATCGTCGAGCACCCCCGACAGCGCGCTGCCCTTGATCCGCAGCTCCGCCGCCGATCCGGTAAAGATCCCGCTCGCCGACACCGACACCGAGCGCACCCCCGCCCCCGACAGCAATTCGCGCCACCCGCCCGAATCCTTGCTGGTGACGTTCACCGCCTCGCCGTTCACCGAAAGCTGCGTCGTCCGCATGCCCGCCACCGTGGCGAACGCCGGCGGTGCCGCCCCGTCGCCGACCTTGAGCAAGAAAGCGCTTCCCTTTTCGACGCCCATCGATACTCTCCCTTCTGTTGAAAGCTGTTGGATAGGAATTGGGGATGATTTCTACCGTGCTTGCCTTCGCCCTCGCCTCCGCCGCGCAGGGCGCTCCCGCCGACAATATCGCCCGGGCCCGCAAGGAATATTCGGCCTGCCTCAGCGGCTTCATGAAGAAGAGCCTGAAGGAGGACATGGAGGAAACGGCGTTCGCCGGCGGCCTCGGCCCCGCCTGCACCGCTCAGGAGCAGAAATTCCGCGCCGCCGTGATCTCCGCCGACACCGCCGCCGGATTGAAGCGCGCCGCCGCGGAAGAGAATGCGGGCACGGAGGTAGACGACATCCGCGCCAACCAGGTGGAAATGTTCAAGGACTACAAGTCCACCAACACCCGGCCCGGCGCCTAAACCCGGGCATCAAACCGCCAGCAGCCGCGCGCGATAATCGATCGCCGCGGCGGTCAACGCGTTGGGCGAGGGCGCGCGCGGCGGCACCGTGCGGCTCTTGAGGAAGTGCAGCGACACGATCTGCCAGCCTTCCGTTTCGCCTTCCACGGCTTCCAGCGCCGCCTCCGCCGCCCGCGCCAGCGCCCGCAGCCGGATCGGCCGCTCGCCCCGGTCCCACAGGATCACCGACAGCCTGAGCTCGCGTCCGCGTCCGCCCTTGAAGCCCCAGTCGCTCTCCGGCCCCGCCTCCACCACCGCATAAGGCGCCACCGCCTGGATGGGCGGCGCGTCGTAGACGCCCAGCCCTTCGATGGTCCTGAGCGCGGCCACCGCCCGCGCCGCCGCCGTCTCGCCCGCACCCGGATCGCTCATCTCACCCTCCCGATCAGCCAGCGCAGGCGCGGGTCGGTAACCATCCGCCGCGCCAGCCCCGGCCCCGAAAGCCGGACGCCGCCTTCGGCCGCCTCCACCCGCACCCCCGCCGGCGCGTCTTGTTCCGCCGCCGCGGCAATTCGCCGCACCGCCTGCCCGGCGCGTTGTTCGGCCAGCCGCCGCGCCCGCCCGCTCAGCTTTTCAAAGCTCATCGGAAGCGCAGCCCCAGCCGACGCCACGGCCGCCACAAAGCACTCGCGGCGGCCGCCACCGCGCCGCCCGCAGCCTCACCGCGATGGGTATAAAGATGCGCCGCCAGCCGTATCACGCCGTGGCGCAGCGGCTCGGGCAGGCCCGGCCAGCCTTCCGCCAGCCCGGCGCGATAGCCGATCCGCACCCGCCGCGCTTCGCCGGCCTCGGTGATCCGCACCCAGCCGTCGCCGCGCGCGTCGATGTCGATCCGGTAACCGCCGACACCCAGCGGCGCCGCCAGCCCGTCGCCGCGCAGCCCCTCCACCGCCACGATCGCCGTCACCGGCGCCCGCTTCAGCCGAGTCCACGCCGCACTCGGCGCGATCGTCTCCTCGAACCCGCGCGCGATCAGCGCCTTGCCGGTAAACTGCTCGCACTGCGCCGCCGCCGCCGCCAGCAGCCGCGCCAGCATGTCATCCTCGTCCACGCCGACGATCCGCAGATACGCCTTCGCCTCCGCCAGCGCGTCCGCGCCGGCGTCCAGGGCCTCGCCCGTCACCATGTCCCTATCTCCCCGCTCGCGCCGCCGTCTAAAGGGCGACGCCCGCTTTCCGCGCGAAATGCGCCTTCAGTTGCGCCACCTGCGCCGTGCCCAGCGCCGCCTTGACCGCGCACAGGCCGTAAAAATGAAAGGGCGCCGCATTGCCGCCGCCCGCATCGGCGCCGATGCTGATGCCGCTCGCCGAGCCCGCGCCCGGATTGCCGGTCACCGCCGCGCCGCCATTCACCGCCAGCAGCGAATTGCCGCCGGCATGCCGCTCGAACACCACCGCCGCCGCACCCACCGCCGCCCCGGCGTTATTTGCGGCAATGCTGCCGTCGAACAGCGCCAGCCCCGGGCTCGTCGGAGCCTGCTGAAGGATGCCCGCCCCGGCCCCGGTTCCCGCAAAGATCCGCCGCCCGTTCGTCCACCCCGTCTGCCGCACCGCCGACGCCCGGTCCCAACCGGTGTCGAGAGCAAAACCGGCAGTAAGCAGCCGGTCGTCCACCCCATCGAACTCGAGGTAGAAGCGCCCGCCCGCATCCTGCCGCAACACCGGCCGCGCCGACGCCGTCGCCTGCCCCGCATGGTTGCCGCGCCCGGACTTGTCGTTGATCCGCGCCACCGCCGTACCCACCGCCGCCGGCACCGTCCCGCCAAGATCCTGGAACATGGTGGGGAGGTCCGAAGGATCGAACCAGGACCCCTGCTCGCCGTTAGCGAACAGCCCACGGGGGCTGAACCGCCGCCGCGCTCTTGCCCCGGCACTGAACCCCAGCCCCAGCATCAGTACAAAGCCAAAATGTCGGCGGCGGTCGTGCCCGTAGCGCGCACGAACTGCGCTCTGACAGGCAGCACCGTCCCGTCCGCCACATTCTTGAACGCCACATCCCCGCCGCCGCCCGATCCGCGCAGCACGAGGTGCCCACCCGTTCCCACGAACAGCGCCTTGGGCACATCGGCCAGCGCATTCACATCGTGCGGCACCACCGCCACCGCCCGCGTCGCCGGCGCACTGACGCCGTCCACCGCGCCCGCAAAAGCATCCGCCATCTCATCTCTCCCAATAAAAAAACGCCGCCGCGAAACCTCCGCGACGGCGCAAAAACCTTCAAAAGCCCCTCCCCTTCGGCCCCCATCAAAGTATTACTTTGATGGGAACCTGCCAGGGGAGGGGTTGGGGTGGGGCATGTCAGCCGAAAACACCCACAAACACTGGAGCCCCCAACAACCCCCACCCCCCACCCCTCCCCTAAAGGGGAGGGGCTTACGCGCGTCAGCGCGACCCCCGGGTCGAAGTACCACTTCGACCCGATCACCCTAAACACTGAATCTCATCAGCTTGATCGCCTCGGAATTACTCACCTGCCCGCCCATCCGCTTGGTCGCGTAGAAATGCACGAACGGCTTGTGGGTGAACGGATCGCGCAGGATCTGGGTCTCCGTCCGCTCGGCGATCAGGTAGCCCGCCTTGAAGTTGCCGAACGCGATCGACAGCGAGTCCGCGGCAATGTCCGGCATGTCCTCGGCCTCCACTAGCGGATAGCCGAGCAGGGTGTCGGGCTGCCCGGTCACCAGCCCCGGCTGCCACAGGAACGCCCCGTCCGCGGTCTTGAACTTCCTGATCCGCGCCGCCGTCGACGAGTTCATCACGAACACCGCGCCCTGGCGGTAAGGCGGCCTGAGCGCCTGGACGAGATCCACCAGCCGGTCCTGCGGATTGGTGCCCGGAAAGCCCCCCGCAGCGCCCGACGTCATGAACTGCAGCGTTCCGAACGGCCGCACCCCGTCCGCCGCCGCCGACACCGGATTGTTGAGGAACCCGCGCGGCCGGTTGACGCCCGAACCGCCCACGAACGCCGCCCCTTCGGCCCTGGCGAACTCCGTCGCGATCTCGCTCGCCAGCCACGCTTCCACATCGAACGCGGCATCGTCGAGCATCGACTGGCTCGCCGCCGGATTGGCATAAAGCTCGCCGAACGGCGGCGCGATCTCGTGAAAGGTCGGCGTCGCCGTCTCCGGACGGTCGGCGGTCTCCGCCACCCAGCCCGAAGGCGTGCCGCCCGCCGTTACCAGCTTGCGGTAGCCGGCCGTGCCCACCTTCACGACATTGGCGATCCCCCGGATCGGCGAGATCGCGCTCAGCGTCCGGTCGATCGCCGCGTCGATCTCCTCGGGCACCGCATAGCCGCCCGCCGCATCGCTGGTGCCGACCAGCGCCTTCAATTCCACCCCGCTCTCCAGCCCCTTCCTGAGGTAATTGTCGACGAACGGAGATCCCTCCGCCGCCGCCTTCGCGCCGCTGAGCGCCGGCCGCGCCGCCGCCACCGCCTGAGCATCCATGCGTGCTTTCAGCTGCGCCATCTCATCGCGCAGCTGCGCCACATCCTCATCCTGCCGCTCCAGCGCTTCGAAAGACGCCTCCAGCCCATCCGCTTTCACTTCAAACATGCTCATTCCTTCTCCGCTCGTGAAAAAGCCCCACGCCGCGAGGGCATGGGGCCGGTTGACCTCCCGCCGCGCGGAAGGATGACTGAAATCTGCTTCTGTTCGGCGGAAGAGCCGCCGCAGGCGGCGCTCCCTCGATCCTTTTCCTTTGACTCCGGCGGCCAGAGGTTCATCCTCCCCGCTTCAAGCCGAGAGGGGGGAAACTCATGATCTTGAAACCGCTCGTCACGCTCGCCGCGCTGGCAAGCCTTGCGGCCGCGCCCGCCGCCGCCCTGGAAAAGCCCAACGAGGCCCGCGACAGGATGCGCGCCCTCGGCATCGAGGCGCCGGCCGGCAAGAAGCTCGAAAAGGCCATTGCCAGGGCCGAACGACACCCGCTCGGTTCCCTCAAAAACCCGATCCGCGAGAACATGCCCAAAGGCCAGGCGGCCTATCTCGCCCGGCTACGCTGCGCCGACGGCCAGACGCCGCACGCGGCGCGCCGCGGCAATGTCGGCCAGGGCCCTTACGGCTCGATCGTCGATCTTTACGACGTCACCTGCCCGGGCAAGCCATCCGTCGAAATCCACATGGACCTGTACCATGACGGCCCGGAAACCCGCCCCGTCCCCGGCTTCACGGTCGCCCCGCCCGAAGCCGCTCCCTCGGCCTGAGCATTGCGGCGGAAGGCGGCGCTTAGCCCGCGTCCTCCACCGCATGCACCCGCGCCTTGGGCTGCATCGGCAAAGTCACCAGGCTGACCTCGACCAGATCGAGGTCCTTCAACTCGCGCGGCGCCTCCCCCGAAGCCTCCCGCACCCGATACCCGAAGCTCAGCCCCCGCACCGCCCCGTCCTTGAGCAAAGCCGCCGCCTCGCGCCCAGCCTTGCCGCCCGAAAGCCGCGCAATCACCCGCAGCCCTCTCTTGTCCTCGCGCAGATATTCGATCCGCCCGATCGGGCGCGCCGCATCGTGCTGCCACAGCAAAGGCACGCTCCCCGCCCCCCGCTTCAGGCTGCGCTCAAACGCCCCTGCACGCACCACATCGCCGCCCCGGTCGGCATGCCCGAACACCGCCGCATAGCCCGCGAACCGCATCAGATTTTCCCTTTCTTATTCTGCTCTTTTTCTTTCCTCGCCGCGGAGCTTTGCTTCGGGGGGAGAGGGACCATGCGAGGGTTCCCGCCAAATTAGTACTTTGGCGGGTGCCCGAGGGTGCCCGTGGAGCATGGTGGGGGGGGCAACCGGATGAAAGTACCACTTTCATCCGATCCGCTCCCAGAAGCCGAGCTTCACGCTCATTCCCAGAACCAAAGCGGCGAGCAGGATCCGCACCCCCCACGCGATCACCGCCGACCACGCGCTCTTCTTCGCGTCTCGCCACGCCTGGAGCAGCTCGCGCAGCTCATCCATGTCGCGCCGCGCCTTTTCGTCGCGCAGCCCGAGCGCGCCCAGCGCCTTGTCCGCCCCCCTTGCCGAAGCCTCCTCGATCAGCGCCCGCAAGGTCGCCATGTCCGCGCCCCTCGCCTCCGCCTGCGCCACCAGCAAGGCCACCATCGTTTCATTCGCCACCGTCATCATCTCTCTGCCAATATTCTAAACCCCTCTCCCTCAAGGGGAGAGGGCGGGGCCCATTGCGAAGCAATGGGAGGGTGAGGGCACGCCGCCTAAGTCACCGCCCCAAACCCCAGCATTTCCCGTTTCTCGTCACCGCTGAGAAAATCCGCCGCGCTGACCTGCGCCCACAGCCGCTCGCGGTCCTCGGCAAGCGCCGTCACCTGATCGACATCCACCAGCAGCTTCAGCCCCGGCCACCACGCCCCCAGCCCCGCCGCGATCCCCCCCAGCACCCGTTCCGCCATCGGCAGCACCGTCAGCCGCCAAAGCGCGCGATTGGCCTCCCGGTAATTGGCGTAGGTCGAGTCCCCCGGCAGCCCGAGCAGCATCGGCGGCACCCCGAACGCCAGCGCGATCTCCCGCGCGCCCGCTTCCTTGAGCCCGACGAAATCCATGTCCGCCGGCGACAGGCTCATCGCCTGCCAGGTGAGCCCGCCTTCCAGCAGCATCGGCCGCCCGGCATTGGCGGCGCCGGCGAACTGCGCTTCGAGCTCCTCGCGCAGCCGCTCGAACTGCTCGCCCGAAAGCGCGTCGCCGTCGCCCGGCGCATAGACCAAAGCCCCCGAAGGCCGCGCCGCATTGTCGAGCAAAGCCTTGTTCCAGCGCGACGCCGCATTGTGGATCGCCACCGCGCCTGCCGCCGCGCCCAGGCACCCGAGGCCATAATGGTCGTCGAGCGGATGCATCGCTTTCAGGTGCACCAGCCCCGGCCGCCCCAGCCCGTCCCGCGCCGGCAGCCGGCTTTTCGCCTCGCCGGCCTTGTAGAGATAGGCCGCCGGCCACCCGCCCGCATCCGCCTCCACGCTGACCCGCTCGGGCCGCAGCGCGAACAATTCCGCCGGAACCCCATCCGCGTCGCAAAGGATCTGCACAAACGCATTGCCGTGCAGCAACAACTGCGTGACCACAGTTTCGATAAGCCCCGGCGCAACCAATCCTCCCCGGAACGGGGAGGCGGACCCTGCGAAGCAGGGTGGAGGGGGCCCGGCGCCAGTTGCGGTGGACGCCTCAGCCACCGCACCGCCCTCCGCGAAGGTTGGGGCCGAAGCCGCGCTTTCCGCCACCAGCCGCACCGCCCGCTGCGCCACCGGATTGCCCAGATAGGCATCCCGCACCTGCGCTTCGTAAGAGCGCGGCCACTCCCCCGCCGCCCCGGCGGGCGCATGGCCCCATCCCCCAAACAAAAAAGGCCGGACGCCCTCGCGCCCGGCCTTCCGGCCCCACCACCATTTCATCGTCGCTCTCCTCGATCTACCCCTGTCCCCCGAAGGGGGAGCGGGAATGGGACGCGTGCCCAGAGCGCGCGTCCTCCAGGTCAGATGCAATTCCTGCACCTGATATGTCTACCTTTCAGTGAGTATCTGCAGCCTCCCCTCCACTTCGCTCCCAGCGGGAATGCTCCCGCCTCGAAGGAGAATGAAAAGTGGGTTTTGTTAAACTCGGAGCCACCGGCGTCACCGCGCTCATGGCGGGAACCCTCGTATCGCCACGGTCCTGATCTAAGGTCGGCCCCCCGCCACGCCTTGAGGCCTCAGCGCGACGCTGGGGCCTTTTTCGTTTGAGCCGCGCGGAACACGCGATGCCCCGGGGAGCCGCAAGAGTGCATCCGGTTTGACCGGTCCCGATCAATCAGGAGGCTGGATGACGTCCGGCGCCTTAGGGGGCACAGGTCTGTGCAAGACGGGCGGCTCAGCACTGCGTGCCAGATTGCCCATACTGATCAAGATTTGCTCAGTGCAATGCTGCACCCGTCCCAAAGCCCATCGGAGGCAACGGCCTCCCAAATAAACGAATCCCGCTGGAGTCAGAAGAGCCAGAACACACACATAGAACAGAATGCCGGCCAACCATGGATGCGTCAAAACGCTTATCCACGGCCACCGTCCAACTGACATAGCCACGCCCGCTACCAAGGTGAAGCCGCAGCCAAGAGCGAAACCGGCAGAAATATAGATATCCTGATGCCTGCGGAAGAGCATCTGATATGTCGTGGCGCCCCGCCCCTGAGGCGCGAATGTCGATGCGCAGCGGGACAGCCAGCGCAACTCTCTTACTGCTTCCAAGTTCTCATAGCCGACAAACGTGGGCTGATCATTCTGCTTTATTCGAACCTCGGCGAGCGGCTCGATTTTGGATCGATAGCGAAACCGGTCCAGGGCAAGATATGCCACGTTGATGGCCAGACCTGCGCCAGCGATAGGCTCAAGCCCCGTGATCAGATTGCTGGCACCGATTATCCCCATCACGCGTATTTAGCGGCCAAAGGTCAATGTGCAAAGACTGGGAGTTCCTGTTCCTCGGAAACCATCCAAATATCATCGAAAATATGGTTCAAGTTCGTTGCGCCTGTGGCGTCACCGAAAATCGCCACCGCCTTCCCGATGTCTTTCTGCGGCTCGAAGCGGAAGCAATCGTTGTCGGCTGTTGCGAAATGATATGGGACGTCCGAGCTAACGGACTCAGGCATCAGGGCCACCCGGACGTTCCGATCGCCTGCCAATCCGCAGATGAGAGGATGGGTCGGTATGAATGTTTGGTGCTCAAGCAGGATGCGCAGACGCCGCTTTGAATGAGACAAGAACTCCCTTGCCCGCTGAACAACTCCTGGCGCCCCGTAGACACGAGCATTGAGATCGCCGCTGAGAATTCTCACGTCAGCTTGAGCTACGAAGAACAGGTGCTCAAGGATGATCGCAGCATGCTCCTGACTGCCGCTGTAGATGGGTGTACCACCTCGCGATTGAGCAAGTAGTTTGATCCTGTCGCGGTAGATCGACACTTCCATCGTTTCACCTTACGACGCCGCACCCTCGCGTCCGTCGCCCTCATATTGGTACGCTCCGGCTCCTTGCGCGTCAACAAGCATTAACGAGCGTTAACGGTCGTCTCGGGCCATCTTCGCCTCACAACGTTTATCGTTGTTTAAAGCTCAACATCTGATGGAAAAATTCGGCCGGTCTGTCGAAGCGCTCTACCTGCGGGCGGTCGCTTTTGCGCGTCGCACACGTAGCGGTGTTCGCTGCAGAACGGGCAACCTTCCCCCTCACAACACCCGCACCCGCGGCCGCGCCTTTTCCTTTCTCAGCATCAGCTCCGTCATCGCCCACACGCACGCGTCCGCCCGGTCCGGGCTCCTTCCCGGCCCCTCATAGCCGCCGCCGATCGTCAGCCCCGCCAGCTCGTCCTCCAGCGCCTCGAAGGCGCCGGCGAACTTCGCCTCGCCTTTCTCGAACAGATACGCCACCGGCTCGGCCCGCACCGTCTTGCCGCGCCGGGCGTGGACCAGGCGCACCGGCAGCCGCGCGTCGGCGGCTTTCAGCACGCTTTCCACCATCGCTCCGCCCTGATTGGCTTCCGCCACCACCCGGTCGGCGCCCCAGCGCGCCGCCGCCGCCACCACCGCCCGCGCCCAGCCTTCCGGCCTCATTCCGGCGACGCTGGCATCCTCCAGCACATAGCCGGTGCCGTCCGCGTCGCGCCCGCACACCACGATGCCGCACGCATCGCCGCCCACCGAAGCGGGCGGATCCACCCCCACCACGATCCGCGGCAGCGCCGATGCCTGGAAATCGTTTCCGGCCCGGCACGCCTCGATCAATGCGCGCGGCCACAGGCTGCCGGCGACATCCTCGACCATTTCGCCGTCCAGCTCCTGCCGGCCGAGCAAGGTCCCGCCATAGGTCGCCTCCATCACCTCCACGAAATGCGGATTGTTGTGCTTGTTGTCGCCGGTCCGCCCGCTGGTCTCCACCGTCCAGCGCTCGGCCCGGATGCGCTTCAAAAGCGGGATCGGCCGCGGCGTCGTCGTCACCAGCGCCCGCGGCCGCGCCCCGCAGCGCAGGCTCATCTGCAGATTGTCCCAGGTCGCGTCCGGCTTGGCCCACTTGGCAAGCTCGTCGCACCAGGCGAAATGGTTGTTGGCACCGCGCAAGCCATCCGGATTCTCGCCCGAATAGATCAGCGCCACCGATCCGTTCGGCCAGGTCAGCCGCCCCAGGCTCGGCTCCCATTTCGGCCGCCGCAGCCCGCGCGCGGTAGAGGCGGCGGCCAGGATGCCGCTTTCGCCTTCCACCATCACCGCCCGCGCCTCCGCCTCCGATGCCGCGACCAGCGCGATCCGCACCGGCTTGTTCGGCATGGAGGCGAGCCGGTTGACCCACTCCGCCCCCGCCCGCGTCTTGCCGTAGCCGCGCCCGGCCATCAGCAGCCAGGTGCGCCAGCCCTCCTTGGGCGGCTCCTCCTGCCCTTCATGCGCCCACGCCTCGAAACAGGCGTCGAGCTCCAGCCCTTCGGCAATGTCCATCATTTCGAACAGCCGGCGCCACAGCGCCCGGTCGCGCGTGTCGCAGATGCGGCGGGCAGTTTCGCGCCACTGCTTGCGAGTCATTGCGCCGCCTCCCCGTCCTCCGGAGCCCGGCCCGCCGCCGCAGCCCGCGCCGCTTCCTCCTCGCGGTCCATCCGCGCGCGCAGCCCTTCCATCTTGCGCATCAGCCGCTCGACCAGCTCGGCGCGGTCTTCTTCCGAAGGCGCCGGCGCATCGGCCGCAACCGCCGCATCGCGGTGGAGCCGCAGCAATTGCAGCGCCAGCGCCAGCGGGAATTCGTGCACCGTTTCGACGACGCCGTTCTTCTTCACCGTCCGCGTGGTGCCGGCCATCACCTTTTCCAGCACGAACAATTCCAGGTTCACGTACCCCGTGCGCAGCGTGTCCCGGATCCGGGCCCGCACGGTCCCGTTGCGGGCGCGCAATTTGTCGAGCCCGCTGCGGCTCATCTTCACCTTCCGAAGTGCCGCCGCGATGTTGCACGTGCCCGCCAGCGTCTCGATGAACAGGTCGATCTTGGCCGCCGTCCAGCCTTCCCGCCGCGCTTTCACCTTTTGCACCCGCCGCACCCGCGGCCCCTTGTCTTCGCCAGTCCCCGCTCCAATCCTCGCCCCAATCCTAGCCAT